GTAGTAACAACATTGTCAGTATAGGACTTGAGTGCCCTTGCTGTAGCAGAATAAGTAACCTCTCTTCTTGTATTGGTAGTATCTGTCCCACTGAGGTAACTGACAGTAGACCTCTTGATGATATCTTTGGATGCAGACTTGGTAGGTCCAAAAAGATATGTTTTTGCAGTAAATCTTAATGTGTAATATAAAACTCTTCTTGTACTAAAATCTCCTTCATAATCATCTTGCAAAGTGATTCCCTCTAACACAATGGGGACATCTCTTTTCTCTTTAATTTGATCAACTAGTTCAATAGAAAGATTATATGCTGGTTGAAAATATGGTAAAATTTGCTCTACAATTTGAAGTGCATCATCATTTAATTTAGTATAGATGCTTAACTCAAATGCCATGTTATAGGGAACTGGCATGTATGATTTGCGTGTCTCAGTTCCATCATCTTTGTCTTTTGCAACAAATGTCTGAGTGGTGGTTACTTTTCTGCTAGGGTCATAAGTAAGTCCAGTAAACTCAAAAGACATTCTTGGCAATGTAATTGCCATTGGTTTATTCAGGTCTGGAGACTGCTCAATTCTGGCTAAGAATTTTTGAGTAGGACCATATGCTAAAGGAATTCTCACAACGGAACCTTCCTGCTGGATCTCCATAGCATTAAACAGAGTTCCAAAACCAATGATGGTTTTTCTCAGAATCTCGTTGTAAAAGTATTCAAACATGATTAAACCTTAAGTATATTTGAGTCAACAATAATATTATTTATGGCATCCCAAATGGGTTCTGCTCTGTAAAATCTAGGATGGCATCTGCTGCATTTTCTATATCAAAATTATCCGCGTATGGATCATTGTTGACAGTCTTATCTATAGTTCTTAAGGCCCTGGTAGCACCAGAAGTTGCGCCCGTCAAAGTTTCACCTGCAGAGAATGTTCCATTAACGCTTGCAATTTCAAGAACGTTTGTAGTGGAGTCCCAAGATCTAACTCTTGCAGTTGCTCCACTTGTCGATCCAGTGACAACTTCATTAAATACAAAATTGCCTGCATTTGAAGATCCTGGTGGGGCGGCAATAGAAATTGTAGGTGCAACAGAGTATCCAAGACCAGCGTTGGTTATGTAGATGTTTGTGATTGTTCCAGCAGCACTTATAATAGAGGTTGCAGATGCTCCAACAGTTGTTACTCCAGTTTTAAATATTTCGTTTGTGAATGAAATGGTTGGATTATTGACATATCCACCACCAGCATTTGTAATTGTAACTACTCCAACTATTCCATCACCAATAGTTGCAGTTGCAGCTGCACCAACACCGCTACCATCAGTTGTACTAAATGTCACTGATGGTGCAACAGTATATCCTGATCCAGGATTAGCGACATCAACTCTCTGAACAGATTGTAGTCTTGGATTTGCGTTGAGATTGCAAACATTAATACCACCAATCATTGTTGCAATACCAACCGCAGTTATTCCTCCAGGAGGTGCAGAAGACACTCCAACGGTCGGAACCATTCCATATCCGCCACCTCTATTCGTAATAGTGAAAGTTCTTACACCACCAGAAGTTATAATTCCTGTTATTGCTGTTGCATTGACTGCATCTCCAACCATCGTGAGAGTCTGCGTGATACCTTGAATGGTATTGATACCATCATCGGTCAATCCATCAGTTTCATCACCCAGTAACTCATTATCAATGTCTTCAATTCCAGTTGCAATGACCTCATCCTGATACTGGAAGAGTTCACAATATAGTTCATAAACATAAAGGTTTTGCAACTGATAATATGGTTTCGCATACTCAATGTCTTTAATTTCATAAAGACGATCATCTAGTGGGAACCAAATTAAATCTCCACCCTTAGGACGAGTAGAAAGTTTTACGTTTGATTTTCCTTGAATCAATGGAGTGATATAATTTTCGTATCTTTCTCTTGATATGATAAGTCGCACTTCATCTTTTGACTCGATACCGAACTTAGACAATACATCACCTGCACCAGAATATGCATCATAGTTATCAACATATGCCTCAATTGGCAAAGCATCATCAAATTTAGATTGTACTACTTCTCTAATGACAGTCTTTTCTGATATGTACTTTCTTGGGATGTAGTATATGTCAACACCATACATCCTCAACTGTTCGTTGATCAGATCCTGAACAAGATTTTGTTCAGAAGAAGTACCTTGAGTGAAGAAAGGATTTAAAACCATCAGCCTATCATGTCAAGTGGGGGCAGTTCGTAGGTACTCGACATTACCTCTCTAATCTTATCTAGTTCCTTTTCTGCATCGTCATATATTTGTCTACCATTCAGTTCAATACCACCTGGAAGTTTAACTCCCTGGAACTTAATTAGATTCTGTCCCCACTGTCTCTTGATGAGTGCTGTCAGATAACGCTTCAGGAAACCATCATTATAAACTCTTGGAAAATCATTTGGATTAAGTAATCTATAGCAATCAATAACCAAGTAATCATCTACACTAACACTTGCCCAGTCAATGTCCAAGTAAAGTCTGTCTTGTCTTATATTAAATCTAATCTGCTTCTGTGTTGTTAATGCAAAGTCGATATCTTCAAGATATCTTTTTGTCATTGCATAAGTTAAAATTTCTGTTGATCCAAAGTAGTAAATATCATTCAAAAATAACTGATATTTAATACTGAACATATTGTTGGTGGTTGTGTTAGAACCATCAAAGTGATATATCTTCGTTACACCTAAAACTTCTGGAGGAACTTGTAAGTAGTTACTGTTCTCCTCAAATGAAAATGATACAGACTGTCCATCAATCGTGGAACTTGCAGTTGTAGTTACGATACCGATAGGGTTGCTTCCACCTCTACCTCTTCCTCTATCAATATCTGCTTGAGTAATTTTGTACTTTAGGAACGTATTAGTTGTGCCATCATAGTCGCGTTCCTGGAACACCTGAAGGGCATCATCAACCAGGTCATCGATCTGCTCATCGGCAACGTTAATCTCCAATACAGGAGCACCTAGTTGCCTCTTACAGTACGCAATTAATTCTGATCTACTTGCTGGTTGAGCCATTTATTCACCAGATTTTCCTATGTGTATTTATGGTGCTGCTGATACTGCAGGAACCACCATTATATTTCCATTTACGAGGGTATAAAAAGTTCCTCCTGCTGCAACTATCACATCGTACATGTATCTTCCCTGCTCCAAGTTTCTGGTTGCAGTGGATCCCAAAGATATTTGCAACTTACCGCCCAATGCACTTGTAATTCCTACAGTAAATGATGTGGTAATTCCAAGTGTTGCTCCAACGGCAACACTTTTAGATATAGCAGCTGATCCAGAGTAATTAGTTAAATCAAACGCAGTATTAGAATTATCAGTTACATTAAATGTGGTATCAAAGTTTGATCCACCGTAAATTGTCAGATTAACCGCATACGGAACTCCTGTATCTGGATCGAAAGTAATATTTTTAGATGCCATCTAGTTATCCTATAATTGCGATTGTTTCCTGCTGTTTATAATATAATTTTGCAAAAGACTTTGCAATATTCTTTAGCATTTCACGATCATCACAACTATCTATCTCAGATGCAATCTTTTGATATGCAAAAGATTTTTCCAAACCCTTTATCTCAATATCATTTGGATCCATTGATTAACTCCTTTAATAGTGACTTGATATCATTAATATCGTCCTTAATACTAGCAACTTCATCTTCAATAGTTTGTATCTTCTGATTCTTTTCATTTTTAGCCTTTCGACTAGAAATATATTGATCATAAGATACTTTATTTACATTAATTATGTTATTTGTTTCAGGATCTCTTGCGAGATCCTTATGACCTTTTTCTGTGTAAACTTCCATATTATGCGAGAGCAATAACTCTAAGATTTCTCATTTGTGGAACCAGTTCTTGACTGGTCGATGTCATTACAATCTTAATTCTATAAGATCTAAAGTTTGGAAGATCATCAATACTAAATACATGCTCTACAAAATCAGTATCAGATGGACCAAATCCTCTCTTGACTGAGGTTGGTACACGGATGTCCGATCTTCCATCATTGTTTTCCTCATTAATCACCTTACCATTAACATCCAAATTTAAATATCCTGGGAATGGTTCAAAGATTGGTTCAAAACCAGGATCTGAACTAATTGAGTAGAATGCTCTAATATCAGCATCCGTAGGAATGTGTGCATCTGCAAAAATCTTCAAAGAGGATGCTGGGTTTTCAAGAGTTATCTCTTTAGAAATATATTGACATGCACTAGGATCATCAAAGAGTGTATTTACTCTAGGATCTGTGGCATAGTCAATTACTTCGGAATTAACTCTATTTGATACTAGATAAACGCTAGATCTCTTCAGTTCAATTTGAGGACTTAACTTAGAGTTAGTTGTTCCTAAGAAAAGTCTCATTTGCATAGATTTATTGCCCTCAATAGAATCTAACTTACGATCTTCATTAACTTTAGAGAATACTGCTCTTGGAGAATCAAGATAGTTGTTAACATTTAACGTAACATCTTCAAATCCCGCATTTACATAAGGAATTTCATTACCACTGATACTTTGAGTAGTAACCGTTCTTATCTGTCCAGATAAAGAAGTTCCTTCAACGGTGACATTGTGTATGGATGGTTTGATGATTTCAAAAGGAATGTTCTTAGTAGCCTTAACATTATTACCACCAGCGGATCTGGAGGAGTTAAGGAATAATTTGGGGAATCCAACTCCAGTCGATCTATCAGCATTATCATTAATTCCGATAGTTCCAAACTTCTCAGACATGTCAAGTTTGATATGATAAGAATCTAGTGTGATTGGATTTGCAATAGTCACGTCACTTAGATCATGAGTTTTATTAATTCTAGCGAGACTTACTCCAGCAAGTTCATACTTATAAACTGGCGTGTCTATAGGATATGATTTTGGAGTCACTCCTCTAGAAATACTTCCACCAATTGTTGATGATGTAGTAGAAGTGTATTCAATAATTTCTTCTCCGATGAGAAGAAGACCTGTATTGGTTGCACCAACACCAACATTTTCAAAAGTAGCAAATCTCTCTCCAGTTCCAGCAGATACTTGAATTGGATCTGTGGATGACTTATCATATGCAGCAGTCAATTTGGTAGGTTTGATATCAGGAAGAACACCAAAGATTCTTACAAAGTTATCGTCAAAGTTCATTCCATGATTTACATGATTTACCTTAATGTGAAGTCCATCAGAGATATTTTGTATTCCATTAGCAGCGATTGTAACATCTCCACCATTTGTACTGTTTAGTTCTCTGTTAATTCCACCATTATCAAAGAAGCGAATAGTTCCAGCAGCTCCAGTGATAAATTCACCTTGAACATTTCCAATTATCAATTGCGATGTATGTCCAATACCATTTAATGTAAATCTTGCATTTTGACCAACACTCAATCCCGCAGGATTTGGAGAAGATGGCGTCGGTGCAGTAGCACTAATGGTAACAACATCACCAACTTGATAACCATTTCCTCCGTTACCAGTAATGGTCGCTGCAATAGCAACTCCATCCTGAATTGTGATGTCTGCTGTTGCCCCTGTTCCATTTCCAGAGATTGCAACTAGATTAACTGCTGAATAAGTCAGACCTCCGTCTGCTGGAGTGTATCCAACACCTGGATTGGTAATAGATAATGTCCCTACAGCACTAGCAGCAACTCCAACTAAGTCACCTTCTGCAATTCTCTGTGTGGGAGTTCCTTGGAAGAAAGTATTACCAAGAACATAACGATTATCAGCAATTGTTGTTCCAAGTCCAACACGAATTTGATTCGAGGTAATATTTAATGGATTTTCCATCAATTTCGCAATCTGCTTATTACCCAGAGCAAGTTCTGGATTATACAGATCTACTGAACCAGACTCTACAAAGTCTGCTCTATACAGAGTAAACTTGAGATCTTCCCACTGACTTGCTTCCCATGTGGAGGCATTTTGAGATTTAAACAGAGATCCAAGTGTTGGTTGGTTGGAGATATATGCATCGGTGAGAATATCATTTTCACCAACTCTAGAAACATAAACACTATACTTATTTGAATTTGAGAGCAAGCAGATAGCATATTCTTTACCACCCTCCAAATAAATTGGAGCGGCAAATTCAAATGTAGTTGCTACACTTCCGTCAGTTGAAGTGTTAACGTCGGCAGGATACTTAACTATTTCAGAAAGATTAAAATACTTAGGAGTTGGGAAACCAGCATCCATTGATCTAATTTGCATTCTAAGTGGTGTATTTTCGTCATCTTTAGTACGGAAGAAGACATCACACTTTGTTATGAACACACCTTCGGGATCAGTTTTCTTATCAACTAAGAAAGATTGTGCCAAAGGATCATACCAACCAACGATAGATTCACTTGTTCTTGGAGCTCCAAGATTTCTGCTGGCAACAATTTCTGTATCAATTGTTCTGTTGACAAGTTCCTCTTCAAATAATTTCTTTTGCTCAATCTTCGCATTTCTAATAGAAAGAATTTGATCTTGAACAGTTTCTAGAACACCAGAAGTTGGATATGCTTCTTCACCGACAGTGGTAGCAGCATCTTGATCATTGTCTGGATCATTTGTCAAGGTGAATACATTTGTTCCAGTTTCAAACGAAGGGTTATCGCGGTTCTCTGGATCGGGAATAAACAAACTTCCTAATAGAGCTGAAGACTTATCAGTAATCAGTCTAACGTTTGTTACTTCTGCTTCTGCGCCACTTGTTTTTCCAGTCAGTTTCATTCCTGTCTGGATATATCCAAAGAAATCGCCTTCTGGTTGATCTGCAAGAGAGTATGTATCTACGTTTAATGTGGTTGATGTAGAAGAATAAACTTCAGGAATGGTTCCGCCAGAAACATAAGGATTATCTGGATAGATCTCTGTTGGGGAATCGTAATCACCTCTTCTGTGATTGGATTGAGCAACTCTAAAGTCGATTCTAGGATTTGTATCCTTTCCTTCCTCTCCAAGACCCTTGTCGATAACTCTACCTTCAACTGTCTCACCGACCTGGAACACACCAGAACTCATTGTGATTTCGATTAGTTTAGGAACACAATACTTTGTGACATCCTTACCATCAAAGAAAGCATAGATTCTAGTGCTTGGTTTTAAGTTCGCTGCATAGAATTCAACATTTCTTGATCTTACTGTAGAAATAACTTCGGTGCTGAGAACTTTATCACCAACAGAAACTTCTTCAAAAGTTTCAACAACCTGATACTGTGTACCGGATCTTGACTTAGTTCCACTTTCAATCGTATCAGTCACATCCTGCTCAACTGTTTGAGTGGTGGTTTGTCTAACCCAAGCAGCAGGTCCGCCGCTACCACCATTAATCCATCCACCGCGACCAAAAGTGCGACTAGATGAAGTCTCATCAGTTCTAGTACGGGACTCTGTTGAGAAAGTACCAGACCAATTTGTTTCCCAAGAATTCCATATTTCGGCAGCAAATCCAGTTTCGGGATCAACACCATATTTCTCTTCAGCCTCAGACATAATCTGAGAGTAATTACCAATGGTATCAATGGTTCTTGCTTTTGTTCTATTTTGAGTGACCCAGTTGTCGGATGAAGGAACAAGTTCAATAGTACCTTGCCAGAAACTAATTAAGAAAGGAGTTACACTTTCAGTTCTAGTTGCAAAAGTTTGTGATATAAATTCAACATCAGAATAATCAAGACTAATAATATCATTATCTTTTCTAACATTGCTTCCCTCTATAGCAGAAGTCCTCTTGTCTGCAGTGGTATCTACATCAACAACAGGTCCAGTCATTAATGTAAATGTGTTGGTGCTATGTATTGGTCTAAGGGTTTGATTTGTCTGATCAATACTATTCTTTTTACCAAGTCTCAAATCTTGGGTGCTAAAAGATGTAAAATTATCTACAAAGAAACCAGACTTAAATCTATTAAGACCATTACCATCAGGAATGAACTGATTTGCTGTGGTTGTTTCCAGCATAGAAAGTTGAGTATAATACTCTAAGTTTCTAATTCTATCCTCAAGTTTTTTGATATCTTTCATCTGATATCTCTTGTACTTCAAGAATCTAATGGATGCTTGTTGTACATTATGGAGATATGGTGGATATTCTATCTCAGCAATTTCAATTGCATTATCAGGTGACTCTGGTCTTGCTCTTCTTGGATCATCTGATGGAGTTCCAAACTTTAATTGGAACTTCCCATCTTTATGAAGATAAAGTCTATCAACTCTTCCCTGATAATATGCATAATCTAAGAAGATTGTCTCATTAGATGCAAGAATATTTGGAACTGAATTTCCTGTTGTATTGAAAGATCTTCCAAGGAACTCTAGAGGAGATCTAGAACCCTCGGATACAGTATAATTGCTAACTCTTGGTCTTAAATCAATGAGATCTGTATTCAATACTCCATTGATTGCTTTAACTTCAGTGGAATAATCGAAGTCATTGTAAGATTCGGTTGTAACGATATCACCATCGTCTGAAGCATCAAATGAAGCACTCTTATAGTAGACTTTTATCTTATTTTTTGGAGACTCAGAATCAGTTTTTCTAGTTAAAGATCCATGGTTATAAATTGTGCTTCTCTGTCCAGATGCAAAAGTATAATTAGATGAGATATTGAAAGAAGTAGTATTCAGACTACTCACGCCACCAGAGATAGAAGTTTCCTGGAATACTACGGTTTCTCCTTCAACAAATTTAAAATTATTTTTAGGAATATATCTTAAAGTAGTAGAGTCTTTAATTTCTGCAAATACAGCAACTGCACCACTGGTTTGACCAACCATCAATTCTCCAATTATCATGTCTCCAGTTGAGGCACTAGGACCATTTAACTGGGTAAGAACCATTTCAGGAGCACCAAAATTGGCATCTGTTAGATTGACATTTTCTGTTTCATATATTCCATGAATTTCAATAATATCTGGAACATTAAGAGAGATTATACTATCTTGAACTCTAGTTCCAAATGGATAATTACCGTAGGATAATCCATCATTTAATGTTGTTGATCCAATTCCAGAAGCTGGATTTATGGATTTATCAACGACTAAAGACTTAACTCTATCCTTAATTTTTTTCTTTGCTTTTACGCTATTTTTTCTGACAGTAACAATAAGTTGAGCACCTTCATTGTTAGATCCTAAACCTCTAATCTGCAACTCTCTAAGATCTGAAGAGAATGAGAATTTATCAGCAGTCAATGGTTCTGTTGTTCCATCAGATCTAATGAGAGAATATCTTTCATCTGAATAAGAAAGATAAACTTCTCCCTGTGGTAAAGTTATCGCTGATGCGCTTGTAGAACTTAATCTATTATTTTCAATATTTACTGTAAATATCTTTCTAATTGTCAGTTCTGCTTCAGTTAAATCAACAACAGCGATATTTTCATGCGGCAACTGTGTATAGAAAGTTGTATCAGAAGAAGAATCTAATTCTGTGCTGACAATTTTAAGATCCGATGCTGCAAAATCTGTTGTAGGTAGTTTTCCATTTGCAACTCCAGCGACTGTTGTTACTCCAACAACGGTTACTTGCGTTGTTGTAACTCCTACAACTCTAGCTAAAATTGGATCTTCAGAAGTTGATAAATCTGAATACTGAAGTAAGTTGTTAACCTTTATATCACCTGGGAATAGTGCATTTGCGCTAGAAATAGTACTAACTCCACTGAGAGTGGTAACAGACGCTACTCCTATAGTTAGTTTTGGAGTTTGAACAACGTTTGCACTAAAGGTGTTGATACCCGAAATCGCTGATCCATTTGGACCAAAAACAATGCCGGTATTTGAGTAAACTGATTTTACATCAGAGATACCAAAAGAAGATATATCAGTTACAACTCTATTCTTTGTGGTTTCTTGAGTTGAAATGCCACTTCTAAAAATAAGAACTTCATTTTTGACAAATTTTCCTTTCTGATCATACACTGTCAATGCAGTTCCAGTTTGAACTGGACTTCTTAAGAAACCAGTTGCTCCACTGCTATTTCCTTCGACATATGCAGGGATTGTTAATTCAATAGGACTGTTAACAGTAAGTTCTGTAAAGGGTTGAATATCATACATCGACATTCCCCACTCATTTTCCTGAGGGAATGATGTATTATATGATCCCGATTCTAATCGGAAATCAAATACCCTAGCAAGTCCAATTTCTTTTCCTGGAGCAGTTTCAGAGTTAACTCCAACTCTTTGATCTCTTAAACTGAGGATATATGTATTACCAACTCCGACTGTTGGTGATCTATACACACTATTTAATTTTAATGTTGGACCAGTGCTGTATGGGAAGAACTGGTTTTCAATAGTTCTTGTTGTTCTTGGTTTTGGTACATCAATAAAAACGGGGCTTATTGTTTCAATTTCATACCCTCTTACGTATGCTTTACCTGGGGATATTCTACAAATTGCTAAATCAGGAGTAGGTGTAGATCCAGATGCGGTAAATTGACCCTCCTCATACAATCCTTGGTTTCCAAGATTGTTATTGAGAGAGTTTACGATATTTACATTAAATGGTTTTACAATATAATGCCCACTTTCGTCATAAGTTCTTCTTGCTAAAACATCTTCAAGATCATCAAAGAAAACCGCACCATCACCTCTTGCACTTCCTCTTCTAGATGGTGTTTGAAGAACTCCATTAACAACTGTTGCTAGTAAAATAAAGTTGTCATCATCAAAATCATCAAGAGATTTTTTAAATAAACTTACTGAGATTTTAAGTCTGTCTGCACCTGGAGCACCATAATTATTAAATCCTTGAGAATTATCATTCAGAGATTCATCAGTATTTGCGTTTACAATCTCTTCATTAATAAAGAGACCAATTCTATAACTAGGAGTATTTGAATATTGATCTAAAACTAAAGATTCTTTGTTTACATTTACAAAATATCCACGAATAAAATATACACCGTTCTCAATTTGAAATACAGATCCAGTTGCAGTCGAATTTGCTGGTATGGTATTTGCAAAAGGAGTTCCTGCTGCGATTGTTGAATTTCCTAATAATCCTGAAGCTAAAACTGTATTACAAGTTAAAGACTCTCCATCACTAAATGTTTGAGTTGTATTGTCTGCTGTAGAGGAACCTTGATATGCAATGTAAAGTGTTACACTGTCCCTCTCCGAATCTGCAGCGGAAAGAACACTGTCAACAACAGCGGTAACACCAGAAGTTTGACCAGTAATGGTCGTTCCGACTAACTGATCAACATATGCCTCGATAGGAACTCCTTGAAAGGTGTTCGCTAGTTGAACGGCATAATATAATTGAGAATATCCAGTGTTACCTGGTATAACCTTGGCACCTTCTTTGAAAAAGTGCTGGCCAAACTTTTCTACCTGATTCTGCAGAATTGACTGCAGAGTCGTTAATTCCCTTGCCTGGACAGGATATCCAGGCTTAAAAAGCACCTTGTGGTAATCGTTCGTCGCATCAAAATCGTCAAAATATGGTGCTACGTTG